AGGACGGCGTTGACGGCAAGGATGGCCGCGACGGCGTCGATGGCAAGGACGGCGAGCCGGGGGCGCAGGGCGAACCCGGCATGGATGGCCGCAGTGTGGCGCTGGAAGAGGTCCTGCCCGAGCTTCAGGCTCAGGTGGCAGAGTTCCTTGCGGCAATCCCGCTGCCGCAGGCCGGCAAGGATGGCGTGGACGGTCGCGACGGCGTAGATGGCGAGCAAGGCCCCCCGGGGCGCAGCATCGTCCTGCGCGGCACCTACGACGCCGATGCCGATTATGCCGAGCTTGACGTGGTGGCCCTTGGGGGATCGTCCTTCGTGGCGGTCAAGGATGCGCCCGGCCCCTGCCCCGGCGGTGGGTGGCAGCTTCTGGCCTCGCGCGGCAGTCGTGGGGAGCGGGGCGAGCGCGGCATGCCCGGCAGAGACGGCGTTGGCACACAAGGCGAGAAGGGGGACAAGGGCGCTCCGGGCGAGGGCGTTGCTGCGCTCTACAGGGACGGTGACGAGTTGGTCCTGACCACAGACGCCGGTCGTGAGATGCGTGCCTTGGTGAATCGAGGCGCGGCATGATCCTGACGTTAGTGACGCCGCCCGTCCCGTCCATCAACGTGATCGAGGCGAAGGAAAACTTGCGCGTCCTGCATGACGACGAGGACCTGGTGATCCAGCGCCTGATCGACGCGGCGCACCGGCGCGTCCAGCAGGAAACAGGCAATCTCTACGGCGCGCAGGAGTGGGAGGCCATCGGCGCCGTGACGCGTAGCTATGCGCCCGATCTGCGCCCTGTAACTGGCCTTGTGTCGGCGCTGGACGGGGCGGGCGAGGCAATCCCCGGTGCCGCTCTGGATGGCGGGGTATTCACGGCGCCCGAATGGCCGGCGGGGCTGGTGGCAATCCGCTTCACGGCGGGACGGGACATGCCGGAAGACCTGCAGCAGGCCATGCATCTTCTGGTGGCGCAATGGTATGAGAACCGCTCGGCCACGACCGACGTGGTCAAGGAGCTTCCGCTGGGGGCCACGGCGCTTATGGCGCTGCATCGGAGGATGTATTGCTGATGCAGCCCGGAGATTTATCGACCCTCACGCGCTTCCAGTCGCCGGTGCAGGAGCGGGACGCAGGCGGGCGCAGAAAAATACACTTGCCCGAAAAATGGGGTTGAGTTACGCGCGCGCGTATGGTTGATTCGGAGAGCCTAGACAGGCGAGCCGGTTAGGTGCTGGTAACACCGCCCCGGCTCTAAACCGAACCCGAGTGCGCGGGCGTCGGTCTGACGGAGTGTATAGCACTCTGCCAGTCACGCGCCAGCGTCTCCGAACAGGAGACAGTCTCATGGCCGTCAAGAAAGCCGAGGCGGGAACGCTTCACATCGACGCCCTCAAGCAGGGGCGCGTCACCTTGCGAATGATCGGCACGACGCCGCTTTACTTCAACGCGATGAGCGCGAAGGCGAAGCGGACGCTGCTGATCGGCGGTGGGAAGAAGACTGCGGCGGAAAAGAGGGAGTTGAAGCACGATCCCGAGCAGGAGTTTCGGGATAGCGTGTATCGCCAGCCGAGCGGCCCGACGCTGCTGGGCTTCCCAGCTCCGGGCGTGAAGGGCGCGATGGCGACGGCGGCGCTGGAAACGCCGGGCGTGACCAAGACGAGCGTTCAGCGGCTGATCTTCCTGCCGCAACAGCGTATCAATGTGTGGGGCAAGCCGTTCCTCAAGATGGACGTTGTGCGGTCGGCCGACATGGCGCGAACCCCCGATGTTCGGACGCGGGCGTTCCTGCCGCGATGGTGCGCCGAGGTCGATATTGCGTTCGTCCAACCGACGCTGAGTGTCCATTCGGTCGTGTCGCTTCTGGCGAACGCTGGCGTGATCGTCGGCATCGGAGATTTCAGACAGGAAAAGGGTCGCGGAAGCTACGGGACGTTCGCGGTTGCTGGCGACGATATGGGCGACTGGTCCGATTACTGGTCGGAGGTCACGGCCGAAGGGCGCGAGGTTCAGGAAGCGGCGATGGCAGCGCCTGAGTTCGCGGACGAGGAAACCGCCGACCTGATGGCGATGCTTGATGACGAGCGCCTCAAGCGCGCGGCCTGACATTGGCGGCGGCGGCTTCGGTCGCCGCTCGCGGTCACGGAAGGCGGTCGTGTTGGGGCTAGGCTGGGTTCTGCGGATCACGGCGAGGCGGTCTTGGCAAGGTATGGCCCGGCGCCTTCCGGCATGGAGTGGCAACGCGGTCTAGGCGCGGCTGGGGATGGCGGGGTCTGTCACGGCAGGGCGGTCTGGGTGAGTTAAGGCGTGGCGTCACGGGGGACGGCTTGGCGAGGCGGTCCGGGCGATGCTGGGCAAGCTGAGGCGTGGCCTTGGCGGTCGAGTTTAGACGAGGCGGCCTTCGGGAAGGTCAGGCGGTCAAGGCGTGGCCCGCTAGGGCGCGGTTCGGCAGGGCGGTCACAGTCACAGGAGAAAGATGATGGCTTTCACGAGACAGGATCGTCAGCGGATCATCGACGGCTATCTCCAGGAAACCGGCGAGAACATGTTCGTTGCTTCGGACTTCATCGACTGGCTAGCAGATCAGCCGGAACATGAAGCCTACCCGTGGTTCTTCGGCAAAGACGACGCCACGGCGGCGCGGGAATACCGCATCGGCTTGGCCCGTCAGATGGCTTCCGGCCTTCGGATCGTTGCTGAGGTCAGCACGACGAAGGCGCAGGTGGTGCAGATCGCGGTTCGGGAGTTCCCGGCCTTCGTCTCGCCGGTGGCGAGCCGGAAAGCTGGGGGCGGCTACGAGCCGTTCGACTCGAAGGACGCGGCGGCAATGGCCGAACTCCGGCGGCAGGGCGCAGTTGCCCTGCGGTCGTGGCTGGCCCGCTACCGGGGTGCGTTCGAGGGTGTGAACCTGACGACGATTGAGGAAATCGCGGCCCAAGCGGATCGCGTGGCACTGTCCGCTTAGGGCACGCTGGTCGAGGCAAGACGGTCGAGGCGGGGCCAGCCATGTCCACGTCAGGCGGGGCTGGGCCAAGTAAGGCCAGGCGCAAGGGCGGTCCTGAAGGGCCGCCCTCTGTTATCTAGGGGGCGCAAAATGAACTCTGGCCGCCTTGCCGACTTGGTTTCATTCCAGGAGCCCGAGGTTGAGCGGGATGCGGATGGTCAGCTTATTCAAGGCTATGTTGAACGCTTCAAGGCATGGGCGCATGTCCGCCACCTGCGCGGCGGCGAGAGCGTTATGGCGGCTCGGATGCAGAGCCGGTCGCCGGCCATCCTGACGATCCGAAACAGCGCCGCGGCGCGCGCCGTGACGAGCGAGTGGCGGGCCGTGGTGCGGGACAGGACTGGCATCGAGCGCGTGTATGAGATGCGAGAAGACCCGCGGCCAACTGACGGCAGCGGGTTCCTTGAGATGCTGGCGGAGAGTGGCGCGTGACCGACATTCGCCGTCTCGGCCAGATCATCCTCGCGCGCATCGTGGCCGAAGTGCCAGAGCTTGGCGGCCGCGTGTTCGACAAGGCGAACGAGGGCACAGTCCTCCCCTATGCGACGATCGGGGCGATCTACGGCGTCGAGGATGATGCCGAGTGCATCGATGCGGACGAATGGGTGGTTCAGATCGACCTGTGGGATCGGGCATCGAATAAGCTGAAGGCGGCCGACCTCGCGCAAAAGGTTCGTCGCGCGCTCAAGGGCTGGGCTGACACGGCCGAGGTGACGATGCACCCGCTGATGGTGCAGCCGCCGCGTGTCATGGATGACCCGGACGGCGTGACGGTTCACGCAGTGCTGATGGTCGAGGCCGCGGTCGAGGGCTAGTCGGCGTCCATGCAGGACAGGAACACGCTGTTCTGAAATTCGGTGATCTCGCGCTGCTGATGCTTTTCGCTCGAGAAGCGGGGGTGTTCATAAGCTGCGAGGATGATCCTCTGCATCAGGCCGCGTGACTCATCAGGGATGAGCGGCAGGACGTTCTGTAAAGCGTCACTCACAGGGACACCTGACTGCCGACCCACCATGATTGTTTCGGCCAGCCCCGCTGCATGGCTGCATGTGTCGATCATGTCGGTGTCCTGAGCCGCCGCGGGCGAGGCCAGGGCGAGGAAGGCAAGAGCGAGGCGCATGGGGGGGCTCCTATGGTTGATGTATCCCCTGAGTTCCGCGCTCGCCTTAACCGCGTGTCAAGCCGTATGCGCCTCGCCGCTGCCGATGCGATGGAGAAAGGCGCCGAGGAACTGGTGGAGGCGATGAAGCGCCTCGCTCCGGTGCTCAAGGAGCCGGACAGTCGTCGTCGGACGGGCGCCCTGCGAGACAGCATAGGCTGGACATGGGGTGACGCGCCGAAGGGTGCGCTTGTGCTCGATCGCTTCGATGCGGGCCGAGAGACGGCCGACATGCGGATCACGATCTACGCCGGGGGCAAAGAGGCGTTCTACGCCCGTTTCGTGGAGTTCGGGACGCGGACGGGAAACCCGGCGCAGCCTTTCTTCTTCCCCGCTTATCGCGCCCAACGGCGTCGCATCCGGGCGCGGATCACCCGCGAGATCAGGAAAGCAATCCAGCAGGAGGGCTGAGGCATGGCGAAAGCCATCGTGAGGCGTCGGTTCGATGCGACTGACGCCCGAAAAGGTGTGTCCCGGCGGATCGAGCCGTCCGACCAGCCGCAAACCCTGCCCGCGTGGGTGGTCGAGATCGGCGTCTCAGCCGGTGCGGCCGAGCGGGTCGAACCTAATGCGGCAGGTGCCGCTGAACAGAAAGGCGACTGACAATGGCACTGCCCAACAGGCACTATCGAGGCGATATCGTCGTAATGGTCGACTGGACCGCGACCGGCGGAGTTGGCGCGACGTGGACCAACTTTTGCGGTGCGACCAACGTGACCCTGACTGTGGACAACGCCGTGCAGGAAGAAGTCGTGGCTGACTGCGACGATTGGACCCTGCCGCCCCAGAACGTGGCGGAATACGGCGCCCAGTCGTGGACCATCTCCATCGACGGCACGCTTGCGGCGCAGAACCGCGACAAGCTGTTGCGCGCGGCGAAAGATCAGGTGTTGCTGCCGATCCGCGTCCACATCGTCGGGGCTATCACTGGCGAGGTCGAGTATATCGACGGCGCCATCATCCTGCCGTCGCTCAGCATCGGCAACATTGGCAACGTGGATCGGGCCGCGGTGTCGATGACCATCAGTGGCCGCTTCAAGGAAGCGCCCGAATTTACGGACGCGACCTGATGCTTCATCCTGAGGTGATGGCGTGGGTCGGGGGCGAGCACCCGTTTCTGCTCGCCCTCGCCGAACTCGAGGCGCTGCAGGACAAATGCGACGCCGGGCCGGAGCTGGTCCTCAACCGGGTGCAATTCGGCGGTTGGAAGATCGCCGACCTCTACGAGACGACCCGATGGGGCCTGATCGGCGGCGGCATGGATCGGATCGCGGCTGACAAGCTCGTCCGCCGCATGTTCGAGACGCACCCGCCCATGGCGTTCAAGGCGCTTGCCGCGCGCATCCTCTACTCGTCGCTCTATGGGCCCGAGGATGATCCGGTGGGAAAGGACTCGGCGGCGGCCGAGGAAACGCCGACAGGCGAAACGGACGCTGGAAGTTTAGCACCTTCTATGGCCTCGGCGCCGCAGCAGGATTCAGCCCCGAGCAAGTCGGGCGAATGACGCTGTGGCACTTCCTCGCGGCTATCGAGGGCTACGGCCGGTCGCAGGGGTGGAAGTTTGAGGAGCAGGGCAAAGCCATGTCGGTTGAGCGCCTGCGTGAACTCGGGATCGAGGGCTTCTGATGGCGGATGGCGGCGATCTCAGCGTGGCGATTGTCGCCAATCTCGCGCGGTTCGAGAAGTCCCTCGCCAGCATCGAGGCGACTGCGAGGCGGCGTCTTGCCGCGCTGGAGAAGGGGCCCGGGAACGTCAAGATCCAGCTGGACACCAAGTCGGCCGAGGAATCCGCGAAGGCGATGGCCGCGGAGATGGACCGCCTGCGGGCCAAGTACGACCCGCTATTCGCGGCGTCGCGGCGATATGAGGCGCAGCTCGAGGAGCTGAACCGGGCGCATAAGGTCGGCGCTATCAATGCACGCCAGCATGAAGCCGCACTGGACCGGCTCAATCGTGAGTTCGCCGGCGCGGCGCCCGAGATGCAGCGCGTCGCGGGGGCGTCGCGGAACATGACCGGCCAGATACAGAACACCGCCTTCCAAGTGCAGGACTTCGCCGTGCAGGTCGCCGGGGGCACGTCCGCGTCGAAGGCGTTGGCGCAGCAGTTGCCGCAGTTGCTCGGGGGTCTTGGGATGTGGGGTGCTGTGGCAGGCGCCGCGGTTGCCATCGGTGTCCCCTTGGCGACGATGTTGTTCCGCAACGCTGAGGAAGCCAAGGGGCTGGACGAACAACTAGAGCAGCTTGAGGCGTCCACGGCGGCGATGACCAGTGCGGCCGAGGCGGCGGGCGTCCCGATCGACGAACTGCGCGTGAAGTATGGTGACTTGGCGGACGAAGTGCAACGCTCGCAGGCGGCGCTGGCCGGATTTGCGGCGGAAGTCGCTCGCCGCAATCTAGGCACGGCGGCTGCGCAGGCAGGGCAGGATTTGTTCGGCGGTGGCATCGATCCGGCCACCGTCCGCGACATGAGCGGCATGAGCGGGCTCTCCGCGACCGACCAGGTTGGGCTGGCCATTCGCAAGATGGCTGCGGACCTGAAGATCAGCGACGAGGAGGCCCGCGAGTTCAACCGGACCTTGCTCGAACTCGGCAAGAATCCGGGCCCGCAGGAAGTCGTTGCCATCACGGACAAATTGCTGGCGATTCTGACGGCATCCCCGGACGTGGCTTCAAAGTTCGGGGATGAGATCGAGGTGCTGGGCCGGCTCAGCAGCGAGGCTGCACGTCAGATTGAGGCGCAGCGGTCCGGCGTGGAGCGCCTGCTCGATACCTACGACAAGACGACGCGCGAACTGGCGCGACAGAAGGAGGACCTGAAGCAGGCCGAAGCGGAACGCGCCAAGGCCGTCGCTGCCGGCCTGGATGCCGAGGTGAGGCAGTGGGACCGCGTGATCGACAAGATACGGGAGGCTATCCGTGAGACCCGAGCGGCGGGCGCGGAAACCGACAGCATGTTCGAGCGCATGGCCAATGCGGCGGAAAACTTCATGGGGCGCGCTGGCAAATTCCTGCAGGGCGCCATCGCTCCCGGGACGGACGCCATCAAGCTCATCAAGGACTTTGAGGGCTTCCGTGAGAAGCCCTATTGGGACGTGAATGCCTACCGTGCCGGGTTCGGCTCGGACACCGTGACCCTCAGCGACGGTTCGGTGCAGCAGGTGACGCAGGGGATGCGCGTCAGTCTGGAGGACGCCAACCGCGACCTCGCCCGTCGCATCGTGGACTTCCAGCGCGGCATCGTTTCCGACATCGGGCAGACCCGTTGGGATCGGTTTACTACCGAGCAGCAGGCGGCGCTGACAAGCATCGCCTACAACTATGGGAGCCTGCCGGATCGGATCATCGCAGCCGTCAAGGGCGGCACGTCGCAAGACATCGCTACCGCCATCGGGCGGCTGGCGGGGGACAATGAGGGCGTCAACGAGTCGCGCCGCTTTCGGGAGGCATCGGCCTTCGGAAGCACGACTGCTGCCGCCGAGGAGTTGCGCGACGAGGCGCGGGTCGCCTCTGAGGCCACGCGCGCGCTCGAGGCCGAGAACCGCGAACGCGAGCGCAAGGCTGAACTCGTCCGTCAATACGGCGAGCAGCTCGCCAACAATCTGCTGACCGAGCAGCAGACGGCCCAGCTGGAGGCACAGCGCGCGCAGCAGATCGCCGCCATCAACGCCAGCGACATGAGTGGCGCCGACAAGGCCGCAGCTATCGCCGCCGTCAATGCCGAGATGCAGCGACAAGTCACGATCATGGGGCTGGTCGCGGAAGCCCAGCGCCGGGGCGTGGATCTGGACGCGCAGATGATCAACAGCACGATGACCTATCGTGAGGCCATCGAGGCGCTTGGTCAGGCGCAATATGACCGGACCCTTGCCAACCAGCAGGTTGCCGCGAGCGAGCAACAGTTGTCCGAGCAGCAGCAGTTCATGGCCCAGCAGACGCAGGCGCTGAAGGACGGGCTGATCGACGCGATCATCGCCGGCGAGAATTTCGCGGACGTGTTGGCAAACGTCGCCAAGGCGCTCGCCAAGGCGGCGCTACAGGCGGCGCTGTTCGGCGAGGGGCCGATGTCCTCGGGTGGCAGCGGTCTGCTGGGCGGTCTGTTCGGCATGTTCAGCCTCGGCGGTGTCCGCGGCAACGACGTGCCGCAGGCGCTGCGCGGGGCCATGAGCTTCGACGGCGGTGGCTTTACCGGCTCCGGCTCCCGGTTCGGCGGGATCGACGGCAAGGGCGGCTTCGCGGCGATCCTGCACCCGAACGAGACGGTGATCGATCACACGCGCGGTCAGCGTTCAGGCGCGAATGTCAGCTATGCGCCCAGCATCACCGTTTCCGGCGATGCGAGCGAGAGGACGGTCGCCCTGATCGAGGGTGCCTTGGAGCGCGAGCGGGCTGCATTTTTCTCGCGATGGACCCGGGCGCAGCGGGAATATTCCACGAGGATCGCCTGACATGGCCGATGTCATCCCGTGGCCGATCGAGGTGCTGCGGCCGCGGGACCTTACGCCGGCGCTTCGGCCGACAACCCGCAGTGCCGGGGTGTCGCTGGCTGGGGTGGAGCAGATCGTGGATCCCGGCACGCGGCGCTGGGAGATCACCTGCGATATCGGCACCGAGTTCGACGGCGAGAAGCTGCGGGCCTTCGAGGCCCTGGTTCGCCGGATGCGCGGTCGCCGGAACATCGCGGCAGTGACGTTCTGCGATCCCTATCGCTATGGCTCCGCCGTTGCTCCCGAGCAGGAGCCATGGAGCGACGGCACGTGGTTCACGGATGGCACCGGGTGGGGGGACACCGACTCGTCCCAGCCTCTCTACGCCACCGGGGCCCTGGCAGCAGGTGCGACGACTTTGACGCAGGACTTGACCAATCCGATCCGCCCCGGGCTGCGGGTCGGCGACTTCTTCAGCTTCGACGGCTTCCTTTATGCCGTGGACGAGGTCGATGGGGCGACTATCGTGTTCAGTCCAGAGCTGCGCCGCGACGTTCCGGCCGGGACGCAGATCGTGACCGATCCGCCGGTGTTCTACGGGCGTTTCTCGCGCGACGACGAGGGGGTGCGAACCCGCGAATTGCTGCGCTGGGGCAAGCCGGTCACGGTGACGTTCGTCGAAGCCTTCGACCGGGTGCCGTGATGGCATTTACTCCCGAGCAGGTCGAGTTGCTGGACGCCAATGCCGAGGTTGTCGAGGCCAAGCGGCTGCTCACCGTTACCTTTGCCTCGCAGACT